TCGAGCCGATCGACTTCACCGGTTACAGCAAGGCGCATGGCGCGTGGATCCTCGGCGATATCGCCGTTCGCGGCGGGCGCGTCCACGATCTGAATGCCGAGGATTACTTTGATTTCGGCAAGGTCGCGGTGAAGCTGCGCTCGCCTGAGCGCCTGCTCGACATCAGCTATGATCGCGACACCTTCAATATCGACTGGCTCCCGAAGCTTTGGGCGGCATATGGCGCCAAGGGACTGATCGCGCTCACCTTCTGGCAGATCTCGCTTTTCGCCGAACAGATCCGCGAAGCGCACAAGAGCCTCGCCTTCCTCCAGATCATCGGAGAACCCGGATCGGGCAAATCGACCCTGCTGGAATTCCTCTGGCGGCTCTATGGCCGCGATTCCTACGAAGGCTTCGACCCTACCAAGGCGACGTCGGCCGCGATCGCGCGCAATCTCGGCAAGGTCGGCAATCTGCCCGTGGTGCTGATCGAGGGCGACCGCGACGAAAGCACGCCGCACAGCAAGCGCTTCGAATGGGACGAGTTGAAAACCGCCTATAACG